TTACGCCTTCTTTATATCCTCCATAATTCCAGAGTGGGACATATTTGGGACATTATCACCAAAAATGTCGTCTATTTTCCTCGCATGCTCTGTCAAATGATTAGGCGCAAGGTGAGCATACCTACGAACCATTTCTATGGACTCCCATCCGCCCATTTCCTGAAGCACTGATAATGGGACGCCTGACTGAATCAGCCAGCTTGCCCAGGTGTGTCTGAGGTCATGGAAACGGAAATCTTCAATTCCTGCACGACGACAAGCTGATAGCCATGATGTTTTGCTGTCGATGCGCATCTTCCTGACCGCAGGCGTTGATGTTCCATCTGCTCGCTTAGCCGCCTTGGTATGTACAAACACCCATTTGTGATGCTTGCCTATTTGATCACGCAACACTTTACAGGCGGTATCGTTCAGCGCCACACCAATGGCGCGGTTTGATTTGCTCTCTTCTGGATTCACCCAGGCAACTCGTCGCTGCATGTCGATTTGTTGCCATTCCAGATTTATGATGTTCGACTTTCTCAGACCAGTTGCCAGCGCAAACTTGACGACAGATTTCAGTGGTTCGGGGCACTCATCAATAAGGCGTTTTGCTTCCTCCTTTTCCAGCCATCTGACTCGCTTGTTTCTGACCGCTGGTATCTTGATTACAGGAGCTTTTTCCAGCCACTTCCAGTCGCGTTCTGCAGCACGGAGAATGGCCTTTATCATGGCAAGATGCTTTGCCTTTGTCTGAGTTGATACTGGCTTTGGTTCATAAACAGGCGGTTCTTTACCTTTCCTGATGGCGGCCTGAACTTTCTGTTTCCATATTTCTTTCGTCTTTCTGTTATGCATTCTGCTTACAGCAGAGTAAATCTTTGCCTCCGAGATATCTTTAAGCCTTATACCCTCAAAATGTTCAAGCCAGAACTCAATCCGGCTTTTATCTGAATCGAGAGATTTTTTATCAGCTTTTTCCTCAAGCCATCTTAGGCAGGCCTCTTCAAAAGTGACATCAGGTAAATCCCCTAGCTTTTCTACTCGCCAGAGTTCTGCTTTTCGCTTGTCGTGCAACTCCTGAGCTTGCCGCTTGTCCTTTGTGCCAAGAGATTCCTTAATTCGTTTCCCGCCCGGGAGCGAATACGAGGCATACCATATTTCATTTCTGCGGAAGAGTGACATTTTCTTTCCTCTGTTATGCCATCACCCGCGCTCACCTGGACAGTATGCAGCGGAGACTGAAGCGCCGCAATGCAGGCTTGCCGTGTTGTGAGGTAAGGAGATTTTGGCTTGGTTGGATCTTTGCGTGTTGCCTGTAGGCGGCCTGTTCGTATCCAGTTGGTGGCGGTTGGTCTGGATATCTTAAGAAACTGACAGGCCTCATCGAGTGTGAGGCTGTATGATTCCATGGTTACCTCTGCTTTTTGAACGCATGTCACGTAACTTCTTAATGTGTTCTGCCGTTTCGATCTCTTCTGCTATCCGATCTGCATCAGCTTTATTCACAGGTTCAAAGTCATGATTAAAGCGGAACATGCTGGCGATACATGTTCTGCCTTTTCGGATGTAGTGAACTTTGTTGTGGGTAGAACGCAGGATTTTGCAGGGAGTGCCGTGGTGGTCGACGTACCAGGTGTTAGGAAAAATGATTCTGAACATTTTTACACCTCAGTTGGACGATGTTGAAATTTGCTGCTTTGAGGCCATCACAATCCCCATTGTTTGTTCTTAAGTTCGATCTCCTCCTGGCAACTTGCACAAGTCCGACAACCCTGAACGGCCAGGCGTCTTCGTTCATCTATGGGATCGCCACACTCACAACAATGAGTGGCAGATATAGCCTGGTGGTTCAGGCGGCGCATTTTTATTGCTGTGTTGCGCTGTAATTCTTCAATTTCTGATGCTGAATCAATGATGTCTGCCATCTTTCATTAATCCCTGAATTGTTGGTTAATACGCTTGAGGGTGAATGCGAATAATAAAAAAGGAGCCTGTAGCTCCATGATGATTTTGTTTTTCATGCTCACCGTTCCTTAAAGACGCCGTACAGCATGCTGATATGAGACAATGTTGATTCATTAAGTTGATTCCAGACTTCCTTTGGTAAAAGCTTGTATCAGTCTGTTTGCTGCTGCTTTCTGCGCTGCCACATTGGCAATAACAGATAGTTTTTCCTGGCTGGCTTTCGTGCAGATCCCCGCCCAGTTATCCATCAGAAAAAAATCCTCTCTTTCTGCAGAGCTGGTAGTTGCACATAGTTTTTCGATCATAGAAGTTATTTCTGCGATGGAATGATTAACCATCATCTGTTGAACCGCAAAACCGAAAGCGTTAATCATTACTCCATGGAACTGAATATAATCGCGCTTGTACGTAGCGTGGTGTACACCATGTCGGATTGAGTCAATCTGAGTTAGTGTAATCCATGCCTCCCAGACAGATTCTATATATCCCATTTCAAGTTGTTGATTGCCGTTCCTGGCGAACTTTGACGTTGCATCAGTGAGTGCCTTGAAACTCACCCACATATTACTTTTTAATGGCACTACGTTGTGTTCAAAATCGGTTATATCGGCAAATACAGTATGTTGGGTCAGGAAGGATATCATTCCCTGAGCAATATCATCCCGGCCGTTATACGCCATATTGATGGTCGCTGATGGCTTAGAAACGTTGTTATTTATGTCCGAAAAGAACTGCTGCCGGGTTTTTAGCGGCAGATTCATTGTAAGCATCATGGGAACCATGAGCGTTGATGGGGAACTTCGGCAAAATATCTCAATGCCAGCTGCACGATGTTGACCATCAAAAAGTTTTATTTCGGCGTCGAGGGGAATTCTGGCTATACCAACATTTGTGTTGCCAAACGGTACAAATTCTATATTCGAATCACAGTTACCTACGAGAGGGGGAATGATAAAAGGCTCATTTCTTGAGTCTGCGTTAGTGAGATAATTTAAAAATTTTCGTACTCGATTTGGATTAATTTCTCGCTGAGAGCGTTCCAGTGTATGGCCGTAATTATCTGAAGCGAGGAAACGAGCCAGCGATCTTCCTGGTATGGTAAGGAAGAGTGTAACAGTACCACCCTGTACACCTTGCGATGCCGGAAATTCGAATGAATGATTACCAACCTGACTCATATATCCTCCTGTTTATTATTTATCTTCTCAGCCAGCCGCTGTGCTTTCAGTGGATTTCTGATAACAGAAAGGCCGGGAAATACCCAGCCTCGCTTTGTAATGGAGTAGACGAAAGTGATCGCGCCTACCCGGATATTATCGTGAGGATGCGTCATCGCCATTGCTCCCCAAATACAAAACCAATTTCAGCCAGTGCCTCGTCCATTTTTTCGATGAACTCCGGCACCATCTCGTCAAAACTCGCCATGTACTTTTCATCCCGCTCAACCACGACATAATGCAGTCCTTCACGCTTCATACGCGGGTCATAGTTGGCAAAGTACCAGGCATCTTTTCGTGTCACCCACATGCTGTACTGCACCTGGGCCATGTAAGCCGACTTTATGGCCTCGAAACCACCGAGCCGGAACTTCATGAAATCCCGGGAGGTAAACGGGCATTTCAGCTCAAGGCCATTGCCGTCACTGCATAAACCATCGGGAGAGCAGGCGGTGCGCATACTTTCGTCGCGATAGATGATCGGGGATTCAGTAACATTCACGCCGGAAGTGAATTCAAACAGAGTTCTGGCGTCGTTCTCGTACTGTTTTCCCCATGCCAGCGCCTTAGCATTAACTTCCGGAGCCACACCGGTGCAAACCTCAGCCAGCAGGGTGTGGAAGTAGGACATTTTCATGTCAGGCCACTTCTTTCCTGAGCGGGGCTTTGCTATCACGTTGTGAACTTCTGAAGCGGTGATGACGCCGAGCCGTAATTTGTGCCATGCATCATCCCCCTGTTCGACAGCTCTCACGTCGATCCCGGTACGCTGCAGGATAATGTCCGGTGTCATGCTGCCACCTTCTGCTCAGTGGCTTTCTGTTTCAGGAATCCAAGAGCTTTCACTGCTTCGGCCTGTGTCAGTTCTGACGATGCGCGAATGTCGCGGCGAAATATCTGGGAACAGAGCGGCAATAAGTCGTCATCCCATGTTTTATCCAGGGCGATCAGCAGAGTGTTAATCTCCTGCATGGTTTCATCGTTAACCGGAGTGATGTCGCGTTCCGGCTGACGTTCTGCAGTGTATGCGGTATTTTCGACAATGCGCTCGGCTTCATCCTTGTCATAGATACCAGCAAATCCGAAGGCCAGACGGGCACACTGAATCATGGCTTTATGACGTAACATCCGTTTGGGATGCGACTGCCACGGTCCGGTGATTTCTCTGCCTTCGCGGGTTTTGAATGGTTCGCGGCGACATTCATCCATCCACTCGGTAACGCAGATCGGATGATTACGGTCCTTGCGGTAAATACGGCATGTACATGATTCATTGTCCTGCTCAAAGTCCATGCCATCAAACTGCTGGTTTTCATTGATGATGCGGGACCAGCCATCAACGCCCACCACCGGAACGATGCCATTCTGCTTATCAGGAAAGGCGTAAATTTCTTTCGTCCACGGATTAAGGCCGTACTGGTTGGCAACGATCAGTAATGCGATGAACTGCGCATCGCTGGCATCACCTTTAAATGCCGTCTGGCGAAGAGTGGTGATCAGTTCCTGTGGGTCGACAGAATCCATGCCGACACGTTCAGCCAGCTTCCCAGCCAGCGTTGCGAGTGCTGTACTCATCCGTTTTATACCTCTGAATCAATATCAACCTGGTGGTGAGCAATGGTTTCAACCATGTACCGGATGTGTTCTGCCATGCGCTCCTGAAACTCAACATCATCATCAAACGCACGGGTAATGGCTTTTTTGCTGGCCCCGTGACGTTGCAAATGATCGATGCAGAGTGATTCAAACAGGTGCTGGGGCAGACCTTTTTCCATGTCGTCTGCCAGTTCTGCCTCTTTCTCTTCACGGGCGATCTGCTGGTAGTGACGCGCCCAGCTCTGAGCCTCAAGACGATCCTGAATGTAATAAGCGTTCATGGCTGAACTCCTGAAAATGGCTGTGAAAATATCGCCCGCGAAATGCCAGGCTGATTAGGAAAACAGGAAAGGGGATTAGTGATTCAGGCCGTTACCGCGTCCGTCGAGAAAAACTTCCACGAGCAAATCACGGGTATAAGTGCGCTCGATGCCGCGATGCAGATATAGCCGTCCGCGTAAATTAGCTGATGCAGTCCAGGTAGCATCTTTGTGTTTGACCAGCATTCCTGGCATGACCGCACCGCGATTAACGGTCTGTGTTCCGTAATGTTGATGAATCATAAAAACTCCTGCCCGTAAGCTGGGCTGCTGAACATATAGAGACTTCTGCGCGTATTCAGGCGGTGGATGGCCGCCGGTTGTCATAACTAAGTCGCCTCGTTGAAGCGACTGAGGTATGAAGTGTTGAGTTGATTTCAGCTGGTCACACCGACGTTCACGCGTCCGCTTCCCCCCTCGCACTCCCCGGAGCCTGCTGAAATTCACGCTGCGGATCTAAGCGGTCATCGCAACGGTGAATCAGGTGATTGCCGTATCGTTGTGTTGTTGCGATGAATTTATTTAAAACTATAGTTGTTTTATCGTCAACAACAAAAGTTGTTTTGTTGGTTGTTTTAGATATAACTGGTTGTATTTAGGATGGATTTATTTTGTGACTTGCATCGCATAGCGATAACTGAAGCGAGGTCGTGGTGGTTTTTTGAACGGTTTGTGTGATGAGGGGAGGCAAAAGAAAACCCGGCACTGGGGCCGGGTTTAGATGGATAAGAAAGGGTAATAGGGAATGAAAAATCGCTTTGCGTAATGCAAGGTGGCGAGCAGTTTCTTAAGCACTAAAGAAAAAAGTACATTGATAGCTTATAAAGACCTGTTCCTGCAGCGATGATTGCTGGAACACCAAGCAATACCGCAAGCTTTGCGTCTGAAATCTTTCTATCGACAGCATCGATGGAGGGTTTTTTGGCTAGTGAATCTTTTATTGAATCGAGTCGCTCCAGAACAGCGATCATGTTTCTGTCGATAGATTTGACATCTGTCTTAAGCTCATCAACGTCACGTCGGATATAGGACACATCAGACTCAAGCTTTGCAACTTTCGATTCAAGCACATTATTACTCCCAGAGCCACCGCTACCACTTGATTGTAGCATAGGTACATTACCGCCAGACATACCAGCTGATTGAGAAAATGCTGCAGTATGCAAAGATGATGATCTTGCCGCTTGTTCAAGCTTTTCAGTTAGGTTTGGAGCTTCGTAATAACCGTGTTTCATTGTTAATATTATGACTTATTGGTTTTAGCTCTATCATGCTGATCGCGAATAAAGTCAGCGAGTTTAAGCATTAAATCTTCCGTCATGCGAATTGTTGCAATGTTGTACTTTACGTTTTCAGTGTCATTACTACCATCAGCGCCCCATTCTGTAACATGCTGAAAGAAAGATATGGAGCCTAAGCGATCGTCATCTTCCCCAAAAGATGAATATCCAAATGCATCAGCATATGCATCTACACAGTTATTTGATTTTTTTATAAGTTTTTTATCACTCATTTTTGCCTTTCCCGTAATGTTATTTTTATAAAGAATTCTTTCAGCGCATTACCCAAAAGCCTCATCAGCACGCAGCTGATTATCCGTGTTTCCTGTATGTCTGCGGCATGCTCCCAATAACCTTACCGAAGATGAATACCCGGTTCATCTCGTCTTTCTCAATTGGGTCCCACGGCGAGTAGCTCTTGTTATCAGAGATAACCAGTAGCTTATCCTTCATCATTTGCAGGCGCTTTACATGGGCTGTGTCGTCGTACAGAAACGCATAGATACCATCACCGTCGAAAGATTTAACCGTGATATCAACGAACAGAAGATCACCTGGTTCGATCGTTCCTGACATGCTGTCACCGCGTACGTTAATGATGCGGATATTTTCTGCCTTCCTACCATCGAACATGTGACGAGCATCGTCAAACGAGTACTCAACCGAGCGTAGAACTTCTACAAACTCACGGTTGATGACTCCCGGCCCGGCACTCACTTCTATATCAAGAACGTCAATCTTAAAGTATTTGGAATGGCTGACAGTTGATTGTATTGGTTGCACTGTACTGTCTGACATATTTCCAACGCCAGAAGATAACCATTCTGCGCGCACACCCAAAGCGTTCGCGATCTCCACGATTTTAGTTGTTTGGTTAGCTTTCCCTGTTTCGATTTTCTGAATAGCAGCTTGGCTAACCCCGACCAAATCCCCAAGCGCCTTTTGTGTAAGGCCTCGCGCTAATCTGGCTTCTTTAAGTCTTTCTGAGAGTGTTGTTTTCATAGTCCAAATGTACAACCAAGGTTTTATTTCATCAAACGAAAATGGTTGTTGACTAAAAACAACCATAGTTTTAATCTTGATTCAAATTAACCACGGAGGTTGTTATGAACCCAGCTATCAAAACAGCGATCAATATCGTTGGTTCACAAAAGAAACTGGGCGCTGCCTGCGAAGTTTCACAGCAGGCCGTCTATAAGTGGCTTCACAACAAAGCAAAGGTATCCCCTGAACATGTCGGCAGCATTGTTACGGCTACTGGTGGAGTAGTGAAGGCATACCAGATTCGACCGGATCTTCCGAAGTTGTTTCCACACACCGAAAAGAACGCAGCTTAAATTTCCATTTCACGCTCTTTAACAATAAGCAATCAACTTAACAGTCAATTCAAACTAAAGGAGTCAATTATGCAACCACTTACATACCAACAGACTAGCGGATTTAGCCCGACTGCGGTGATAAATCGTTCTCAAACAAAACAGGTGCCAGGCCACGAAAAAATCCGTGATGCCGTCCGCGCCTGGTCGGCTGCAGATAATCAGGATGTTGTTGCCGCACTCATTGTGAATGAGTATCGGGAGCAGGGCGGCGGCACCATCGATTTCCCTGATGATGTCAGTCGTGCACGCCAGAAGCTGTTCCGCTTCCTCGATAACAAATTCGATTCTGAAAAATACCGAAATAACGTGCGTGAACTGACCCCGGCAATTCTGGCGGTACTACCGCTGGAATATCGCGGTTACCTGGTTGAGCAGGATAGCTTCATGGCTAGGTTGGCTGAAATGGAAAAGGAGCTCAGTGAGGCAAAACAGGCTGTCATTCTCAACGCACCACGCCACCAGAAACTGAAGGAAATTAGTGAAGGTATTGTGTCGATGTTTCGTGTGGACCCGGATCTGGCTGGTCCATTGATGGCGATGGTTACTACCATGCTGGGGGCGATATGACAGGTTCAGAAATGGCGAAAGCCGGTCTGCTGGAACAGAACCGACTTTCAGGTGCAAATCGTAACACACTCATTGCGGGAGGAATTATGGCAAACACTGCTGAGATATTCAATTTTCCAGTGCCGGATGCGGCACAAAAGGAGCCGCGCGTGGCAGATCTCGATGATGGTTATACGCGCATTGCAAATGAGTTGCTGGAAGCTGTGATGCTGGCCGGATTAACACAGCACCAGCTTCTGGTCTTCCTGGCTGTCATGCGCAAAACATATGGCTTTAATAAAAAACTGGATTGGGTGAGCAACGAGCAACTTTCCGAATTGACCGGGATATTGCCGCACAAGTGTTCTGCTGCAAAAAGCGTTCTGGTAAAGCGTGGGATTCTTATTCAGAGCGGGCGGAATATCGGCATTAATAATGTGGTCAGTGAATGGTCAACATTACCCGAATCAGGTAAGAAAAATAAAGTTTACCTGAAAGAGGTAAATTTACCTGAATCAGGTAAGAAAAGTTTACCCAAAACAGGTAAAGGCGTTTACCCGAATCAGGTAAACACAAAAGACAAACTAACAAAAGACAATATAAAACCTTTTTCGTCCGAGAATTCTGGCGAATCCTCTGACCAACCAGAAAACGATCTTCCTGTGGTGAAACCGGATGCTGCAATTCAGAGCGGCAGCAAGTGGGGGACAGCAGAAGACCTGACCGCCGCAGAGTGGATGTTTGACATGGTGAAGACCATCGCCCCATCAGCCAGAAAACCGAATTTTGCAGGGTGGGCTAACGATATCCGCCTGATGCGTGAACGTGACGGACGTAACCACCGCGACATGTGCGTGCTGTTCCGCTGGGCATGCCAGGACAACTTCTGGTCCGGTAACGTGCTAAGTCCGGCCAAACTCCGCGACAAGTGGACCCAACTCGAAATCAACCGTAACAAGCAACAGGCTGGAGTGACAGCCGGAAAACCAAAACTCGACCTGACAAACACTGACTGGATTTACGGGGTGGAGCTATGAAAAATATTGCCGCGCAGATGATTAACTTTGACCGTGAGCAGATGCGTCGAATCGCCAACAACATGCCGGAACAATACGACGAAAAGCCGCAGGTGCAGCAGGTGGCGCAGATCATCAACGGTGTGTTCAGCCAGCTGCTTGCGACATTTCCGGCAAGCCTCGCGAACCGCGACCAGAACGAGCTGAACGAAATCCGCCGTCAGTGGGTTATGGCTTTCCGTGAAAATGGAATTACCACTATGGAGCAGGTTAACGCAGGAATGCGCGTAGCCCGTCGGCAGAATCGACCATTCCTGCCATCACCCGGGCAGTTTGTGGCCTGGTGCCGGGAAGAAGCATCCGTTAACGCCGGGCTGCCAAACGTCAGCGAGCTGGTTGATATGGTTTACGAGTATTGCCGGAAGCGTGGCCTGTATCCGGATGCAGAGTCTTATCCGTGGAAATCGAACGCGCATTACTGGTTGGTTACCAACTTGTACCAGAACATGCGGGCCAATGCGCTGACTGACGCGGAATTACGGCGCAAGGCTGCCGATGAACTGACCTGTATGACAGCGCGAATTAACCGTGGTGAGGCGATACCTGAACCAGTAAAACAACTTCCTGTCATGGGGGGGAGGCCTCTAAACCGTGTGCAGGCTCTGGCGAAGATCGCAGAAATCAAAGCTAAGTTTGGGCTGAAAGGAGCGATGAAATAGAGATAAAGTATTAGCTTAAAAATAAAGTATACCTAGCGAATATAATCTAGGAGTAATTGTAATGCCCGAAATGATTGATTGCGTGAGTAATAAAATTTTTCTTCCATTGTTGTGAAATCATTTAGCCATAAAGTTTATGCAGAGATTTTATTTTATTTTTGAGTTGATTTTTTTGTAACGATCTGTATATTTCGCGCCTCTTGTCATATCAGTTATTTTTTTCATTATATTCATAACGTTGATTGAACTATGACCACTGTGAATAAAAAGTTAAAAAAAACTGCATCTGGCGCGATTACATGGTCGGTAATTGTTACCCAGATATTATCTCCAGTTTCTCTTTCTTTGATCCCGGCAAACAGTTTTGCATCATCTGATAATAAAGATGTTACGCAAACTTATGCCAGTGATGAGCGGGCAAATAAAGTTGCCTCATTTGCAGCAAGTGCAGGTCAGAGTCTGGCGAATAATAATGCAAGTAGTTTTGCTGTAAATACTTTATCAACTCAGGCGACAAAAGAGATCGTCGACTGGTTGCAACAATATGGCAATGCGCGCATCAAGCTTAATGTCGATGACTCTTTTTCCTTGAAGGATTCATCATTCGACTTTTTATATCCATGGCTGGATACTCAGGATTATGTGCTATTCAGTCAGACATCACTACATCGTACTGATGACCGAAATCAGACCAATATTGGTTTGGGGATTCGTCATTTCACTCCTGATAACGCAATGTTGGGTGCGAATGTTTTCTATGATTACGATTTAAGTCGCAGTCACTCTCGTGCAGGTTTTGGGGTTGAGTACTGGAGGGATTATTTCAGGCTTGGTGTAAATACCTATTTTGGTCTATCTGACTGGAAGAACAGTCGGGATATTGATGATTATCTGGAAAGACCTGCAAATGGCTGGGATTTTTCTGCTGAAGGATGGCTACCTGCTTATCCGCAATTAGGGGCATCTATTCAGTTTGAAAAATATTATGGTAAAAACGTCGGGTTATTTGGAAGCGATAACCTGCAGGAAAACCCTTACGCAGTTACTGGGGGAATTTCTTATACACCAGTTCCTCTGATTAAGTTTTCTGCACAGCATAAGCAAGGACAGAGCAACGTTCACGATACAACCTTCGGTGTTGAGTTTAATTATCGCCCGGGCGTTTCCCTGGCTGAACAGCTTAGCAGCGATAATGTTGCAGTTATGCGAGAAGTCCAGAACCGGCGTTATGATTTTGTTGAACGAAATAACAACATTGTTCTGGAGTACAAGAAAAAGCATGCACTGAAAATCAGTTTGCCAGAGTCTATTCAGGGGGAGGGGGAATCAATCATCCCTGTAACACTGACAGTCAACAATGCCAGTGGTGGTATCAAGTCTGTACAGTGGAATGATAGTGCATTCACTGCGGCTGGCGGCAAGATCAGTGGAAATGGCACATCATGGCAGATCACTTTACCGGCTTATAAAAGCGAAGGTGTAAATTCGTGGAGTGTTGGAGCCACAGTACAGGATAACAGAGGCAACGTGTCCAACTATGCCGTGATGAATATTAGCGTTACTGATAGTGGTGTATCGACAGCTGATTCGTCTTTTACACTGGATGGAGATTCGTCGCCGACGATCTCTGCTGATAGCCAATCTACTTATCCGATAGTATTAAGCCTGAAAGACAGTAACGGTAAGGCATTAACCGGACTGGCTGATGACATTGAAATGTCAGTGGAATTTACAGCAGATAGCAATAGTGCTCGACAGCGTGAAACGGTAACTGCCCCGTCATTAGGCGCGGTAGAGGAAATCTCTGCTGGGGTATATCGCTCTGTTCTGACTGCTGGTTCGCAGGCTGGTACGGTACGTGTAACCGCAAAAGTTCAGGGAAAAACCTTTACTCTGAATATTAAGCAGGCAGCCATCACTGATAGTGATGTATCGACAGCTGATTCGTCTTTTACACTGGATGGAGATTCGTCGCCGACGATCTCTGCTGATAGCCAATCTACTTATCCGATAGTATTAAGCCTGAAAGACAGTAACGGTAAGGCATTAACCGGACTGGCTGATGACATTGAAATGTCAGTGGAATTTACAGCAGATAGCAATAGTGCTCGACAGCGTGAAACGGTAACTGCCCCGTCATTAGGCGCGGTAGAGGAAATCTCTGCTGGGGTATATCGCTCTGTTCTGACTGCTGGTTCGCAGGCTGGTACGGTACGTGTAACTGCAAAAGTTCAGGGAAAAACCTTTACTCTCAGTATTAAGCAAACAGCAGCAACAGAACCTGAATCTGAGGTCAGTGCTGTTTTAACCGCTGCACCAGCAGAGCAGGTAGTTGGTTACAATATTAATCTACAACTGGCAGTGAAGGATTCACAAGGAAATGCAATCACAGGTGATAATACTCTGAGCTTTTATGCCATTAACCAGGCTGAAGGAGTCGAGTTTGGGACTGTAACGGAAAAAGATGGTGTCTATAGCGCAACAGTAACTTCAAAACGAGCAGATAAGATTCGGATCGGTGTTAAATCGGATCGTCACGATTTCTCCGACCTTGAGAAAGAAATCTCCTTTATGGAAGACCGAATTCAGTTCGCGTTCTCTCGTATTGAAGCCAGTAAAAATAATGCATTGGCTGATGGAAAACAACAGAATACAGTGACTGTAAGTCTTGCTGATCGTTTCGGCAATGTTGTTCCTGGTTATGCTGTTACGTTGTCCTTACCTGCGGGGATAACTCAAGTTGGTGGTGAACATGCAGTGTCAACTGACGAAAATGGTAATGCTGTTTTTGCGTTAATAAGCTCCACTCCAGGTTCTTACGTGATTAAAGCTCATGCTGGGCCTCAGGTATCTACTGAGTTAACTGTGACCTTTGCATCAAATATGAGCGGAGCTTCACTGTCACTGACGCCTGAAAACAGTAGCTTAATTTCGAATATCCCTGCTAATGGTAAAGATGCTGCGGTATTGAATGTTCAGCTAACAAATAATACTAATGCGTCGGTTAATGGACAGAAGGTTCAGCTCATTACCTCATCTGAAGGGTTGTCTGTGCCGACAAATATCGTGACTGATTCAACAGGGCATGTTTCTGTACCAGTTACAACGGTGAAAGCTGGTGAGTACACGGTAACTGCACGGGTGACTGATGGTTCTAATAGTGTGGAATCTGGCAGCGTTAAGTTAACTTTTGTGCCAGATATTGCTTCCGCAGAACTCACTATGAGTGTATCAAAACAGCAGATTGTGGCCGATAGCAGTGAAAGTGCAACAGTAGACATTCAGTTGGTTGATGCCAATAACAATGCATTTACCGGTGATGTAAATTTAACGATCACCCCATCGACGGGAGCATCATTGACCAGCAGTAAACTGCAGCTGGATGCTTATGGAAAGGCATCAACGCAGTTCACTGCATCGAAATCGGGCCAGTACACAATTCAGGCCGAGCATGTTCAGGATGGGAAACGCATAACTGCAAGCCAAAATATTGATGCCATGACGGATGTGAAGGATGCTGTGTTGGATATCACATCATCTGTATCTTCTGCTGTTGTGAGCGATTCCAACAATCTTACATTTACGTTGCATCTGAAAAATACGTCAGGCGAAGCATTAAGTGGTCGAGCACTGAATATTAAGACCTCTGGACCGTCCAAATATGGTGCGTTGGTGGTTGATAAAACCACAGTAACGACTGATGAGCGCGGCCAGGCTACGGTAAGCGTACATGGTCGAACGGCTGGTTCGTATAAATTAACGGCGACCTTAAACGAACTTGGTAGTGATGTTAGCGCGGTGAAATCATTCTCCCTGTACGCTGATGAAGCAAATGGGGTTCTGAGTCTTGAAAAAGACTATGGTTATGAGGTTAATGACGGCTCTCCAACAGGTATTTATGCTCGATTTGTCGATCATTTTGGAAACCCATTGTCTGGTACGGTTGAGTTTTCTGCTGGTAGTGAAGATAGCCCAACCTCTCAACGCGTCAAAATGGAACCTGCTACAGTAACGTTAAGCTCGACAGGTAACGCTGCCTCGGAGTTCAGCACCTATGAAAGCGGTTATCACTGGATTAAGGCCAAAATAACAAATAGTAAAAAAACGTATGAGAAAGAATTAACAACTTTTGTTGTAAAACTTCCTGAAAAGGACAGTTAACAAAACAGAATAGGGAGGGCTAAGCCCTCCCTCTTTTTACAGGTTAGCGTTTGGGTTCTGTTGTTGGTTAGTGGTTTTTATGGGGGCTCCCAGGTTTTTAGTAAACCACTCAACGACTCTGTTTATAATAATTGGCTGATACCATGTATCATCGCCATGCTCAGCCCCTTCTACTAGCACGTACTCAGCGTTATCGCCGTTCTTCTTCAACATCCTGAATAGTTTGGCGCTTTGCTCAGGTGAAACCAGAGTGTCTTTGCTACCATGCATAATAAGAAATGGGGGTTTTACTCCTTTCATATGTCCGATTGGACTGGCGTTTAGCGCTTTTTCTTTTGACGCTGTGATGGGGGCTCCCGCAAAATCTCTGAATGCAGGGCCATTGATCATTAAGGCTTCGGTTACGGCAGGAGAGCGATGAACCTCCTGCACTGATTCAGGGAACCCTTCGCCAATATTCAACAAGTCAGAAATCCCATAAAGTGTGGCAACTGCCTGAACATCTGAGGATTGCTGAAGAAAGTCACCTTTATCAAAGGTTTTGTCACCATTTGTAGTTCCCATCATCTGAGCAAGCCATCCACCGGCAGAGTCACCCAGAACTCCGATTCTTTGAGGATCAATCCCATAATTGCTGGCATGCTCTCTCAGGTAACGTATTGCAGCTTTTCCATCCTCAACTGGTGCTGGAAATGTATCAGGAATTGTTCTGTATTCTACAGCGGCCACAACAAAACCAGCTTCTGCCAGAGCCATTCTCATTTCAATAAATTTGTCATGTTCAGAAGACATGAATCCGCCGCCGGGATAATAAATAATGGCTGGTTTTAAATCATTTGTTCGCGGGACAAGAACTGACATGTGAAGCTGTCTGACAGAACGAGTTCCTTTTATCTGGGAATAAACAACATCACCAATGAGATCGACCTGGTTTCTGGTCGGTGAAACACTAATGATATCTGCACCCGGGGTGTAACCAGGAAGATTAGTCTGGACAGGTGTTGCACAACTCCCGACCGACATGGCCATTGACATACCATACAATAGTGTTGCAGATGATAATATCTTGTTAATTTTCATGTTTTACATGCCTTGACTTATCGGATGATATTCTCTTACTGAATTTAACGGCAGTTTAATAGCCGTACAACTCGTGGTAGCCAGGGAAATATCCCAGTCGTGGTTAAGGTTGTACTTGACGGCTATTATTTCAACAATGCTTAAAGTGAGAGTTTAAGATTATGCGTATGTTTTACAGTCCGAGTAGATTCTGACCAATAGCTTCTTTGTATAATTCTGTCAGAAATAAATCTTGGCTTGCATGAAGTTTGAGACCTTATCTTGTTTGATTATGAATAATCAATTCGCCATAATTGTATCACCGGAGCCTGAACAACTCCGGTGACTTCTGCGCTAAACGGGGACGTTTATGCGCACATACAATCCAACCTATCTTCTCCATTCACAGATGCAGAAATGCACCTACGATTTTTTACATTCGGTGTTTTACTTCGACAGCCAGAATTGGGAGTCTCTATTCGTCTGGCGGCTAAAGGTGATATGGAAATCGTTATGTTTTGGCCTGAGGTAGTTGTAACTGTTGTAGCAGCTATGGCTGTGATCATCATGGTGTCCATTTACTGGGGTTGACGACATGATTTATCTGGGGATATATTCTGTGCGTTGCCGCAAAATCGGCACACGGGATTGGCGTCCCGGAATACTACTCAACGCATACCGCGTTAAGCGGTTTTTTTATGCGCTAAGCACGGCTACGCCCAAATTATGGTGGGCTGTGTGAGGGCTTCTTCGGGAGCGCCGGATTTGAGTAGCCGGTTACGCCAACCTTGCACAGTTCACCACCAGTCGATTGGCGTCGTTGGTGGTGATGGTTAACCTGATGAGGTGAAACTATGACTACTCAATTAGCATTCCACAAAACGACGTTTACCCCAATTTGCCACAATAACAGAATTTGGCTTACTGCCACTGAAGTTGGTTTAGCTCTGGAATATGCGGACGATAAAGCAGTTCAGCGCATTTACTCTCGTCACTCAGATGAATTTACAGATATGATGACAAGGGTGGTCAAAGTGACCACCCCTCGTGGAATGCAGGAGTCTCGAGTATTTAGCCTTCGCGGAGCCCATTTGATCGCCATGTTTGCACGAACTCCTGTAGCCAAAGAGTTCCGCCGCTGGGTTCTGGATATTCTCGATCGAGAAGTTCAACAATCCCCGATCACAAAACAATTCACTGATAACGAACTTTGCACACTTGCTTGGTTATGGCGAGCTGGGGATGCGATGTTAACCGCCTGCCAGAACGTTACTCCTCTTCTTCAGGTTGCGGAGCATCGCGAAGCAGGTAGATTCACTTCAATCGAACAAGAATATCCTCGGATACTCAACAGGGCGCGAGAAATCCTTGCCAGAGAAACGGCGCATGTAAAATTCCAACCGTGGCAGGATGATAAGTGGAGTCGTGTGTTACCATATTTCCGTCAGAATCTGTTGCAATAAAGTCACTAGTTAGAAATACTGCCAGCATTCTGCGATGACGGAAGTGCTGGCATTTTTTTTGGTAATGTGCGAGTCCATTTCATAAAATACGGGTACTGGAACTGGACGATATAATCTAAAAGATACCATTATCAGTAGCATTAAAATCGCTATGTGCCGATACGGATATAAATTATATTGATTGTTCACATACCTTATTGGATATTACTGAGGGGTGTTTATATAAGGTGTAACGATGATGTGGAACTTTGACAGTGCCGACTTAAGTGCAATAGCAGCAGGCATTTCTGCGTTTGGCACATTAGCCGCAGCGGGGTCGGCGCTTGCAAGTTGGTACACGTCAAAAAAAGTGCTGCAGCTACAAAATAGAGTTTACCTTTATGAGTCTTTAAAGGCTTGCGCTGAGAGAGCCAATTCATCAGCTAAAGATAAGCGCGGATCTGAATGGAGCGTTAATGATGCAGCGGATATCATCAGGTGCCTAGTACGGGCGATGGAGATCATCAAGCAGGATAGCCAGCAGAAAGAAGGTAATCAGGCATTAATGTTGAAACAGTACTTTGTTAATCTGCTAATAATGGAACTGTACGAGGAAGTTCATAACGGTGATGCGGCTGATTCTGTTTTTAAAAGTACGGAACCTACACAAGTACTTGATAACTTATGGAGCAAATGGCAGGAGGCTATAGCTTTTTTTGATATTTGGAATTACCCAGTTGCGACTGAGGAAGACTTGGCAGACTAATTTTCAGCACATTTGATTTCCAATAATCAACCAGCCATAATCATGCCATTGGAGCTTGAACAACTCCGGTGACTTCTGCGCTAAACGGGGACGTTTATGCGCACATACAATCCAAACTCTCTTCTCCCTTCACAGATGCAGAGATGCACCTGCGATTTTTTGCATCCAGCGTTTGACCTCTGCGGAGGTGAAGCGTGAACCTCCCACAAGACGGCATCAAATTGCATCGTGGTAACTTCACCGCTATCGGCCAGCAGATCCAGCCTTATCTGGAGGAAGGCAAATGCTTTCGCATGGTGCTTAAACCGTGGCGTGAGAAACGCAGTCTTTCCCAGAATGCACTCAGCCACATGTGGTACAGCGAAATCAGTGAATACCTCATCAGCAGGGGTAAAACGTTTGCCACTCCAGATTGGGTAAAAGATGCTCTCAAACACACATACCTCGGTTATGAAACCAAGGACCTGGTTGATGTCGTAACCGGTGATATCACCACTATCCAGTCGTTACGCCATACCTCCGATCTTGATACCGGAGAGATGTATGTCTTCCTGTGTAAGGTTGAAGCCTGGGCGGTGAATATTGGCTGCCACCTGACTATTCCGCAGAGCTGCGAGTTCCAGCTGCTGCGCGACAAGCAGGAGGCGTAATGGCTACACCGCTTATTCGTGTCATGAACGGACACATCTACAGAGTACCAAATCGTCGTAAGCGTAAGCCTGAGCTGAAACCATCCGAAATACCAACACTGCTCGGATATACCGCCAGCCTGGTTGATAAAAAATGGTTGCGACTGGCAGCAAGGAGGAATCATGGCTGATTTGAGAAAAGCAGCGCGTGGTCGGGAATGCCAGGTAAGAATCCCCGGCGTATGTAATGGCAATCCTGAAACGTCAGTACTGGCACATATCCGGCTGGCTGGATTGTGCGGTACCGGTATCAAACCGCCAGACCTGATTGCCACCATTGCATGTTCTGCCTGCCACGACGAAATCGACCGTCGCACGCATTTTGTTGACGATGGATATGCAAAAGAATGTGCGCTGGAAGGTATGGCGAGAACACAGGTTATCTGGCTGAAAGAGGGGGTAATTAAGGCGTGAATACTTACTGCATCACACTACCCTGGCCGCCGAGCAATAACCGCTATTACCGCCATAATCGCGGGCGCACACACATCAGCGCAGAAGGGCAGGCATACCGCGATAACGTCACCCGAATCATTAAAAACGCAATGCTGGATATCGGCCTGGCTATGCCAGTGAAAATCCGTATTGAGTGCCACATGCCGGATCGCCGTCGCCGTGACCTGGATAATCTGCAAAAAGCCGCTTTTGACGCACTCACCAAAGCAGGTTTCTGGCTGGATGATGCTCAGGTCGTTGATTACCGCGTTGTGAAGATGCCTGTTACCAAAGGTGGGAGGCTGGAACTGAGCATCACCGAAATGGGGAATGAATGATGTTTGAGTTTTATATGGCAGAACTTCTTCGCCACCGCTGGAGGCGTCTGCGATTATATCGTTTCCCCGGTTCTGTTTTGACCGATTACCGAATACTGAAGAATTACGCCAAAACCCTGACAGGAGCAGGAGTATGAAGTCAGAGATAACAATCAACTAATACTGTTTTGTTGATTTTTGTTTGTAATTGGCGTTCTGGTCTGATTTTTGTGGAGTAAGTTGATGCGTGATATTCAGATGGTTCTTGAGCGTTGGGGAGCGTGGGCGGCTAATAATCATGAAGATGTGACCTGGTCGTCCATTGCCGCCGGTTTTAAGGGATTAATTCCTTCAAAAGTAAAATCTCGCCCACAATGTTGTGACGATGACGCGATGATCATTTGCGGGTGCATGGCCCGTCTGAAAAAGAACAACAGCGATTTGCATGATTTATTGGTGGACTATTATGTCGGCGGCATGACTTTTATGGCGCTTGCACGTAAGCATGGGCGATCTGATTGTTGGGTTGGCAGGATGCTCCAGAAAGCTGAGGGCGTAGTGGAGGGTATGCTGATGGTGTTGGATCTCCGATTGGAGATGGATGCTGATTGTTCGAAATAATTAAAGGAAAAGTTGCTGTCTGATTGTCATTAGTCTAACATTTTAAATGTTGGAATCGCAACGTAGTTATTATCATATAACAGCTTGTTTCCTGATTTAGCCAGCCTCCCCAAAGGCTGGTTTTTTTCTAATAAGTATTATTTCGGGTAGGGATTTTATTGTTTAACCCATAATAATTCATTGACATTGAATCCCAACTTTTGAGCGGTTCGCGCATAGTCTGCTTTTACTTTATCTGGAATAGTTGGGGTCCTTGCCAGAATCCATAGGTATTCTCTGTTCGGACCACTGACAAGAGCATACTTATACTCATCATCCAGTTTGATTACATTATAGCCACCATAGAAGGGGCCAAAAAACGAAACCTTCAACGCTGCAGTTTTAGTATCTCCAGTAAAGTATGCTTTACCTTCGCTCTCGCTCCATTTATTTTTCGTTGGATCGTATCCACGGTTAAGTACACGAATCCCTCCGTCGTTCCGTTTTCCATAAGTAGCGCTGACCTGTTCCAGACCACGTTCGAACCGGTTCTCGAGGCGAGCTATTTCATACCATTTTCCGAGGTAGCGGTTGGCGTCAAAATTTGTAATCGGCTGCACACCTTTAGGTGGTGTCGGGGCCTTACATGCTATAAGAGTGAAAGAGAGTGCAATGCCAGTCAACACAGGCCATAACTTCATAATAAATCCTGTACTTTTGATAGTTGAGAGTAAGTATGAAAGATAGATGATTACGACCGATCACTTAAAGAACTTTCATACTATATTAGGAATAGTCCATAACAGAAAAATTGTCAGTGATGACGCCAGAAAGGCAATTTATTCCGTGCACTACACAGTTTATGTGTTAATGAATTAGTCAAGGGGGAGAATATGATAAAAAAACCTGTGATTGGAATCAGCGGTTGTTTGGCCGGTTCTGCTGTTCGTTTTGATGGTGGTCACAAAAGAGCTGACTTTTTAATGGACAAATTAGTGGAATGGGTAACATTCAGACCAGTATGTCCGGAAATGGCTATAGGGCTGCCAGTTCCGCGTCCTGCTCTACGTCTTGTGCGCTCGACGCAAGGAAATATACGGATGTGTTTCAGCTACGACCAGAATGAGGATGTGACAGAGAGAATGACAGAGTTTAGTCGTTCTTATATGGACAAATTAAAGGATGTATCGGGGTTTGTGGTTTGTGCTAAATCTCCCAGCTGTGGCATGGAGCGCGTGCGTGTCTATGATGAAAATGGTAATCGAGGTCGTAAAGATGGAGTGGGACTATTTACGAGCACTTTGATGGAAAAGTTTTCCTGGCTACCGGTTGAAGAGGATGGGCGATTACATGATCCAGTGCTTCGTGAGAATTTTGTTGAAAGAGTTTTTGCTTTGCATGAGCTCAATCACCTTTACAAGGAGAAATTATCAAGAAGAGAGTTATTAGCTTTTCATAGTCGTTATAAGCTTCAGTTGTTGGCGCATAGTCAGGCAGGCTATAAAGATATGGGACCATTTGTGGCTGCAATACACGAGTGGGCGGACCTTGAATCATACTTTGAGGTGTATCGTGATAAGCTGATGGCGATTCTCAGAAAACCTGCATCACGTAAAAATCACACGAATGTGCTGATGCATATACAGGGGTATTTTAGTAACTACTTAAGTACACGCCAGCGTAAAGAGTTGAGTGAGGTTATACTTAACTATCGTTCTGGCACATTGCCTCTTCTTGCGCCGTTGACTCTGCTGAAGCATTATCTGGGTGAGTATCCTAATGATTACTTGCTTACACAGAATTACTTCGATCCCTATCCGGACGAACTGGCTCTAAGACTGATGGTAAATTAATTGTATGCGATATCATCCAAAAGGATGAGTTCCTGCATGCAGGATATTTACAATCGTAAAAACTACACTATGATACCCAGAGTGTCAGTTTGTATAAAAACTCTGTTTACGCTGAAGAAACCATTGAGATGCAACTTAAAGTTGGTAAACATGTCAGTCAAAATATATAATATTATGATTCCACGCAGCTATATATAATATAACAGATTGGTTTAATAATTTGTCTTTGTGAGTTAAATACATAATTTTATACTTGTGATGCAATGAGATTTTCCTTATTGTTGAACTGGCGAATATTGATTTTCCACCTATACTTACCTGGTGTAACCCCAATGATATCAGGTGGATAATATGCCATACATATGTTCTATCATTTTGGTGTTGAACTCGTTTGATGTCCGAATTGGTAAAGAAGATATTTTGTTTAAAAAAGGAAGTGCTGTTCTCATTGATTACAATTTAAAAGATTTTTTTTCACCAAATATAGATCATGTAATGATCGTAGATGTTGAAGAGAAAACAGTTAATGATTTCTTTAAAAGCAACACACTCTCACCTTTTTCTGTAAGAAGGTTTTATCCGGCATACTTGATGGTGGAATGTGAAGATTTTTCATTGTTAAAGAACTTGATTGCATGCTTGAATTGTGATGGCAGAACTGTGGATGTTGTTAGAAATCAAATATCACTTGCATGTCTTGCTATCTTATCTTCAGAGAAAATAGTGCAAAGTTTTTTATTTGGATGTCTTAATAGTTTAGGAAGTAAAGTTAAGGCTATTATTCACACGGATATATCTGCAGCATGGAGACTTTGTGATATATCTTCAAGGCTGTATCTGAGTGAAAGTCTGTTAAAAAGAAAATTAAAGCACGAAGGCTTATCATTTAGTAAATTAATTCTTGAAGAGCGAATGGTGATGGCGGAAAGGTTATTAAGCTACAATTTATATTCTGTTGGAAAAGTTGCTGAGATATGCGGTTATGAAAACACGTCATATTTTGTAAGTGTTTTCAGAAGATATTTTGGTGTTCCTCCCCATCAATATTCATCAAGATTTTTTTTAGAAAAAGAAATGATGTAACGTGATGCGTTTTAATGATTTTGTGATTTTCGTATTTGATAATTGTATGATGCTTTCAGCTACGCCAGAATAATCGCTGGCGTTTTTCTTTTTGAATAGATGTTCAAGCCTTACGCTAATGTAACTTCTATACCTTTCCCTCTTCGTTCCGAACCGTGTACACCATCCGTTATTTGCGGAGGTGAGACTATGAAATCCATGGACAAGTTAACAACGGGCATTGCCTACGGCACCTCCGCAGGCAGTGCTGGCTACTGGTTTTTACAGTGGCTTGATCAGGTCAGTCCATCACAGTGGGCTGCTATTGGTGTGCTGGGAAGTCTGGTTCTGGGCTTCCTGACTTATCTGACAAATCTGTACTTCAAAATCAGAGAAGACAAGCGTAAGGCTGCGAGAGGTGAATAATGTCGCCATCATTACGCAAGGCTGTTGCAGCTGCTATTGGTGGTGGGGCTGTTGCCATAGCGTCTGTGCTTATCACTGGTCCGAGTGGTGACGATGGTCTGGAAGGTGTCAGCTACATACCATATAAAGATATCGTTGGCGTATGGACTGTATGTTACGGGCACACCGGAAAAGACATTATGCTCGGTAAAACGTATACCGAAGCAGAATGCAAAGCCCTCCTGAATAAAGACCTTGCCACTGTCGCCAGACAAATTAACCCGTACATCAAAGTCGATATACCGGAAACAACGCGCGGCGCTCTTTACTCGTTCGTCTATAACGTGGGCGCAGGCAATTTCAGAACATCTACTCTTCTTCGCAAAATAAACCAGGGCGATATCAAGGGCGCATGTGACCAGCTACGTCGATGGACATACGCTGGCGGTAAGCAATGGAAAGGCCTGATGACTCGTCGTGAGATTGAGCGTGAGGTCTGTTTGTGGGGGCAACAATGAGCAGGGTAACCGCGATTATCTCCGTTCTGGTTATCTGCATCATCGTCAGCCTGTCATGGGCGGTCAATCATTATCGTGATAACGCCATCGCCTACAAAGAGCAGCGTGATAAAGCCGCATCTATTATCGCTGACATGCAGAAGCGTCAACGTGATGTAGCAGAACTCGACGCCAGATACACAAAGGAGCTTGCTGATGCTAACGCGACTATCGAAAGTCTTCGTGCTGATGTTTCTGCTGGTCGTAAGTGGCTGCACGTCAAAGCAGTCTGTCCGGACATGCATAAAACCACCGCCGCCTCCGGCGTGGATGATGGCGCCAGCCCCAGACTTACTGACACCGCTCAACGGGATTATTTCGTTCTCAGAGAGCGCATCGAAACCATAACTAACCAATTGAATGGCCTGCAAGAGTATGTGAGATCACAGTGTTCATATTAGAAAAGTCTTATCATAAGATTTTTGTATATGGATGCATTATGTCTCAATACGCGCGCGCCGCTTTAATTGCTTATTATTTGGTTGCTGATAATTCTATATCCCCTCGTGATGCATGGGATGCTGCTGTCGCTGAGGTTACAGAAAGCGAATCGGCAAGAAAGAAGGGATGCCCAAGGGCAACGTTTCTCGCTCTGGCGGATAGCGGTTATCTGAAGAATGTAAAACCACATCATGGGGAGAAAAAGATCGGTAAGTTGTACCAAAGGGCAATTGAAGTTGCGAATCTGATTCTTGATTTACCCGGAATTAGCAAAGCTGAGCTAGTTGATAAAACTTGCTATAAAGACAGGCAAGGGTCTTATGACATTGCTCTAACTCTCGCTCAGCACGGATTACTCCAGCGTCCTCAATAAGATATTAAGTGATTTATGGCCTCGCTTTTAGCGGGGCTTTTTCATATCTGAATCTCACCATGCATATCATCACCTGACTGGAACGTCAGGAGAATTCGTTACCGGGATTCGATAAAGGTATTCAAGCCTGACACATTGTGCGCTGTATCGTCGCCGTATTCCTGCATTAACCATGACCGTAGCCCGACGGGGAATTCCTTCTGCGCGAGTGTGCGGGAATAATCAAAAACGATGCACACCGGGTTTTTACCGCGTTTATGATTCGCGGGTTTGTCCCTCATGCTCGCCAGTCCTGTGCGGGGGTGGAAGAAACAGGACGTGTATTCAGGTCTGTGCGACCGTGGCCGCACGCATTTCTTTTATTGCTTTGAGGTAGATATGTCAGTAGCTGTTTTCGAGGCACTCAATGCACGTATTAACCAACTTGAAAGTAAGGTGAAGGAATACGAGCAGCGACAGGCTGAGGCAGATGAGAAGACTCAGAACGAACTTTTCCTGGAGTTTCTTGCCATCGTTCACGAACTGATGCCGTTAGTTAATCAGGCGCTGATGACAGGGCTGAAGGATGGCGATTTACACAGTAGGTAAACCTGATCTTCTGTCCTACGGGTCCTTTCCGGCAATCCAGAACGTTACGGGGCGGAAGGCGCGCGGGTTTTCGCTATTTATGAAAATTTTCCGGTTTAAGGCGTTTCCGTTCTTCTTCGCCGTAACCTAATGTTTTTATTTAAAACACCCCCTGAAAAGAAAGGAAACGACAGGTGCTGAAAACGGGCTTTTTGGCCTCTGTCGTTTCCTTTCTCTGTTTTTGTCCGTGGAATGAGCAATGGAAGTCAACAAAAAGCAGCTGGCTGACATTTTCGGTGCGAGTATCCGTACCATTCAGAACTGGCAGGAACAGGGAATGCCCGTTCTGCGAGGCGGTGGCAAGGGTAATGAGGTGCTTTATGACTCTGCCGCCGTCATAAAATGGTATGCCGAAAGGGATGCTGAAATTGAGAACGAAAAGCTGCGCCGGGAGGTTGAAGAACTGCGGCAGGCCAGCGAGACAGATCTCCAGCCTGGGACTATTGAGTACGAACGCCATCGACTTACGCGTGCGCAGGCCGATGCACAGGAGCTGAAAAATGCCAGAGACTCCGCTGAAGTGGTGGAAACCGCATTCTGTACTTTCGTGCTGTCGCGGATCGCAGGTGAAATTGCCAGTATTCTCGACGGGATCCCCCTGTCGGTGCAGCGGCGTTTTCCGGAACTGGAAAACCGACATGTTGATTTCCTGAAACGGGATATCATCAAAGCCATGAACAAAGCAGCCGCGCTGGATGAACTGATACCGGGGTTGCTGAGTGAATATATCGAACAGTCAGGTTAACAGGCTGCGGCATTTTGTCCGCGCCGGGCTTCGCTCACTGTTCAGGCCGGAGCCACAGACCGCCGTTGAATGGGCGGATGCCAGTTACTATCTCCCGAAAGAATCCGCATACCAGGAAGGGCGCTGGGAAACACTGCCCTTTCAGCGGGCCATCATGAATGCGATGGGCAGCGACTATATCCGTGAGGTGAATGTAGTGAAGTCTGCCCGTGTCGGTTATTCCAAAATGCTGCTGGGTGTTTATGCCTACTTCATAGAGCATAAGCAGCGCAACACCCTTATCTGGTTGCCGACGGATGGCGATGCCGAAAACTTCATGAAAACCCACGTTGAGCCGACCATCCGTGATATTCCGTCGCTGCTGGCGCTGGCCCCGTGGTATGGCAAAAAGCACCGGGATAACACGCTCACCATGAAGCGTTTCACCAATGGGCGTGGCTTCTGGTGCCTGGGTGGTAAAGCGGCAAAAAACTACCGTGAAAAATCGGTGGATGTGGCGGGTTATGATGAACTTGCTGCCTTTGATGATGATATTGAACAGGAAGGCTCTCCGACGTTCCTGGGCGACAAGCGTATTGAAGGCTCGGTCTGGCCAAAGTCCATCCGTGGCTCCACGCCCAAAGTGAGAGGCACCTGCCAGATTGAGCGTGCTGCCAGTGAATCCCCGCATTTTATGCGTTTTCATGTTGCCTGCCCGCACTGCGGGGAGGAGCAGTACCTTAAATTTGGCGACAAAGAGACGCCGTTTGGCCTCAAATGGACGCCGGATGATCCCGCCAGCGTGTTTTATCTCTGCGAGCATAATGCCTGCGTCATCCGCCAGCAGGAGCTGGATTTCACTGATGCCCGTTATATCTGCGAAAAGACCGGGATCTGGACCCGTGATGGCATTCTCTGGTTTTCGTCATCCGGTGAAGAGATTGAGCCGCCGGACAGCGTGACTTTCCACATCTGGACGGCGTACAGCCCGTTCACCACCTGGGTGCAGATTGTCAAAGACTGGATGAAAACGAAAGGGGATACGGGAAAACGTAAAACCTTCGTGAACACCACGCTCGGTGAGACATGGGAAGCGAAAATCGGTGAACGTCCGGATGCTGAAGTGATGGCAGAGCGGAAAGAGCATTATTCAGCGCCCGTTCCTGACCGTGTGGCTTACCTGACCGCCGGTATCGACTCCCAGCTGGATCGCTACGAAATGCGCGTATGGGGATGGGGGCCGGGTGAGGAAAGCTGGCTGATTGACCGGCAGATTATTATGGGCCGTCACGATGATGAACAGACGCTGCTGCGTGTGGATGAGGCCATCAATAAAACCTATACCCGCCGGAATGGTGCAGAAATGTCGGTATCCCGTATCTGCTGGGATACTGGCGGGATTGACCCGACCATTGTGTATGAACGCTCGAAAAAGCATGGGCTGTTCCGGGTGATCCCTATTAAAGGGGCATCCGTCTACGGAAAGCCGGTGGCCAGCATGCCACGTAAGCGAAACAAAAACGGGGTTTACCTTACCGAAATCGGTACGGATACCGCGAAAGAGCAGATTTATAACCGCTTCACACTGACGCCGGAAGGGGATGAACCGCTTCCCGGTGCCGTTCACTTCCCGAATAACCCGGATATTTTTGATCTGACCGAAGCGCAGCAGCTGACTGCTGAAGAGCAGGTCGAAAAATGGGTGGATGGCAGGAAAAAAATACTGTGGGACAGCAAAAAGCGACGCAATGAGGCACTCGACTGCTTCGTTTATGCGCTGGCGGCGCTGCGCATCAGTATTTCCCGCTGGCAGCTGGATCTCAGCGCACTGCTGGCGAGCCTGCTGGAGGAGGAGGGTGCAACAACCAACAAGAAAACACTGGCAGATTACGCCCGTGCCTTATCCGGAGAGGATGAATGACGCGACAGGAAGAACTTGCCGCTGCCCGTGCGGCACTGCATGACCTGATGACAGGTAAACGGGTGGCAACAGTACAGAAAGATGGACGAAGGGTGGAGTTTACGGCCACTTCCGTGTCTGACCTGAAAAAATACATTGCAGAGCTGGAAGTGCAGACCGGCATGACACAGCGACGCAGGGGACCTGCAGGATTTTATGTATGAAAACGCCCACCATTCCCACCCTTCTGGGGCCGGACGGCATGACATCGCTGCGCGAATATGCCGGTTATCACGGCGGTGGCAGCGGATTTGGAGGGCAGTTGCGGGCGTGGAACCCACCGAGTGAAAGTGTGGATGCAGCCCTGTTGCCCAACTTTACCCGTGGCAATGCCCGCGCAGACGATCTGGTACGCAATAACGGCTATGCCGCCAACGCCATCCAGCTGCATCAGGATCATATCGTCGGGTCTTTTTTCCGGCTCAGTCATCGCCCAAGCTGGCGCTATCTGGGCATCGGGGAGGAAGAAGCCCGTGCCTTTTCCCGCGAGGTTGAAGCGGCATGGAAAGAGTTTGCCGAGGATGACTGCTGCTGCATTGACGTTGAGCGAAAACGCACGTTTACCATGATGATTCGGGAAGGTGTGGCCATGCACGCCTTTAACGGTGAACTGTTCGTTCAGGCCACGTGGGATACCAGTCCGTCGCGGCTGTTCCGGACACAGTTCCGGATGGTCAGCCCGAAGCGCATCAGCAACCCGAACAATACCGGCGACAGCCGGAACTGCCGTGCCGGTGTGCAGATTAATGACAGCGGCGCGGCGCTGGGATATTACGTCAGCGAGGACGGGTATCCTGGCTGGATGCCGCAGAAATGGACATGGATACCCCGTGAGTTACCCGGCGGGCGCGCCTCGTTCATTCACGTTTTTGAACCCGTGGAGGACGGGCAGACCCGCGGTGCAAATGTGTTTTACAGCGTGATGGAGCAGATGAAGATGCTCGACACGTTACAGAACACGCAGCTGCAGAGCGCTATTGTGAAGGCGATGTATGCCGCCACCATCGAGAGTGAGCTGGATACGCAGTCAGCGATGGATTTTATTCTGGGCGCGAACAGTCAGGAGCAGCGGGAAAGGCTGACGGGCTGGATTGGTGAAATTGCCGCGTATTACGCCGCAGCACCGGTCCGTCTGGGAGGCGCAAAAGTACCGCACCTGATGCCGGGTGACTCACTGAACCTGCAGACGGCTCAGGACACGGATAACGGCTACTCCGTGTTTGAGCAGTCACTGCTGCGGTATATCGCTGCCGGGCTGGGTGTCTCGTATGAGCAGCTTTCCCGGAATTACGCTCAGATGAGCTACTCCACGGCACGGGCCAGCGCGAACGAGTCGTGGGCGCACTTTATGGGGCGGCGAAAATTCGTCGCATCCCGTCAGGCGAGCCAGATGTTTCTGTGCTGGCTGGAAGAGGCCATCGTTCGCCGCGTGGTGACGTTACCTTCAAAAGCGCGCTTCAGTTTTCAGGAAGCCCGCAGTGCCTGGGGGAACTGTGACTGGATAGGCTCCGGTCGTATGGCCATCGATGGTCTGAAAGAAGTACAGGAAGCGGTGATGCTGATAGAAGCCGGACTGAGCACCTACGAGAAAGAGTGCGCAAAACGCGGCGACGACTATCAGGAAATTTTTGCCCAGCAGGTCCGTGAAACGATGGAGCGCCGCGCAGCCGGTCTTAAACCGCCAGCCTGGGCGGCTGCGGCATTTGAATCCGGGCTGCGACAATCAACAGAGGAGGAGAAGAGTGACAGCAGAGCTGCGTAATCTCCCGCATATTGCCAGCATGGCCTTTAATGAGCCGCTGATGCTTGAACCCGCCTATGCGCGGGTTTTCTTTTGTGCGCTTGCTGGCCAGCTTGGGATCAGCCGCCTGACGGATGCGGTGTCCGGTGACAGCCTGGCTGCCGGAGAGGCACCCGCGACGCTGGCGTTATCCGGTGATGATGACGGACCACGACAGGCCCGCAGTTATCAGGTCATGAACGGCATCGCCGTGCTGCCGGTGTCCGGCACGCTGGTCAGCCGGACGCGGGCGCTTCAGCCGTATTCGGGGATGACCGGTTACAACGGCATTATCGCCCGTCTGCAACAGGCTGCCAGCGATCCGATGGTGGACGGCATTCTGCTCGATATGGACACGCCAGGCGGAATGGTGGCGGGAGCATTTGACTGCGCTGACATCATCGCCCGTGTGCGTGACATAAAACCGGTATGGGCGCTGGCCAACGACATGAACTGCAGTGCAGGTCAGCTGCTTGCCAGTGCTGCCTCCCGGCGTCTGGTCACGCAGACCGCCCGGACAGGCTCCATCGGCGTCATGATGGCTCACAGTAATTACGGTGCTGCGCTGGAGAAACAGGGTGTGGAAATCACGCTGATTTACAGCGGCAGCCATAAGGTGGATGGCAACCCCTACAGCCATCTTCTGGATGACGTCCGGGAGACACTGCAGTCCCGGATGGACGCAACCCGCCGGATGTTTGCGCAGAAGGTGTCGGCATATACCGGCCTGTCTGTGCAGGCTGTGCTGGATACCGAGGCTGCAGTGTACAGCGGTCAGGAGGCCATTGATGCCGGACTGGCTGATGAACTTGTTAACAGCACCGATGCGATCACCGTCATGCGTGATGCACTGGATGCACGTAAATCCCGTCTCTCAGGAGGGCGAATGACCAAAGAGACTCAATCAACAACTGTTTCAGCCACTGCTTCGCAGGCTGACGTTACTGAAGTGATGCCAGCGACGGAGGGCGAAAACGCCAGCGCGGCGCAGCCGGACGTGAATGCGCAGATCACCGCAGCGGTTGCGGCAGAAAACAGCCGCATTATGGGGATCCTCAACTGTGAGGAGGCTCACGGACGCGAAGAACAGGCTCGCGTGCTGGCAGAAACCCCCGGTATGACCGTGGAAACGGCCCGCCGCATTCTGGCCGCAGCACCACAGAGTGCACAGGCGCGCAGTGACACTGCGCTGGATCGTCTGATGCAGGGTGCACCGGCACCGCTGGCTGCAGGTAACCCGGCATCTGATGCCGTTAACGATTTGCTGAACACACCAGTGTAAGGGATGTTTATGACGAGCAAAGAAACCTTTACCCATTACCAGCCGCTGGGCAACAGTGACCCGGCTCATACCGCAACCGCGCCCGGCGGATTGAGTGCGAAAGCGCCTGCAATGACCCCGCTGATGCTGGACACATCCACCCGTAAGCTGGTTGCGTGGGATGGCACCACCGACGGTGCTGCTGTTGGCATTCTTGCGGTTGCTGCTGACCAGACCAGCACCACGCTGACGTTCTACAAGTCCGGCACGTTCCGTTATGAGGATGTGCTCTGGCCGGAGGCTGCCAGCGACGAGACGAAAAAACGGACCGCGTTTGCCGGAACGGCAATCAGCATCGTTTAACTTTACCCTTCATCACTAAAGGCCGCCTGTGCGGCTTTTTTTACGGGATTTTTTTATGTCAATGTACACAACCGCCCAGCTGCTGGCGGCAAATGAGCAGAAATTTAAGTTTGATCCGCTGTTTCTGCGTATCTTTTTCCGTGAGAGCTATCCCTTCACCACGGAGAAAGTCTATCTCTCACAAATTCCGGGACTGGTAAACATGGCGCTGTACGTTTCGCCGATTGTTTCCGGTGAGGTTATCCGCTCCCGTGGCGGCTCCACCTCTGAATTTACGCCGGGTTATGTCAAACCCAAGCATGAGGTGAATCCGCAGATGACCCTGCGTCGCCTGCCGGATGAAGATCCGCAGAATCTGGCGGACCCGGCTTACCGCCGCCGTCGCATCATCATGCAGAACATGCGTGATGAAGAGCTGGCCATTGCCCAGGTCGAAGAGATGCAGGCAGTTTCTGCCGTGCTTAAGGGCAAATACACCATGACCGGTGAAGCCTTTGATCCGGTTGAGGTGGATATGGGGCGCAGTGCGGCGAACAACATCACACAGTCCGGTGGCACGGAGTGGAGCAATCGCGACAAGTCCACGTATGACCCGACCGACGATATCGAAGCCTACGCGCTGAACGCCAGCGGTGTGGTGAATATCATCGTGTTTGATCCGAAAGGCTGGGCGCTGTTCCGTTCCTTCAAGGCCGTCAGGGAGAAGCTGGATACCCGTCGTGGCTCTCATTCCGAGCTGGAGACAGCGGTGAAAGACCTGGGTAAAGCGGTGTCCTATAAGGGGATGTATGGCGATGTTGCCATCGTCGTGTATTCCGGACAGTACGTGGAAAACGGTGTCAAAAAGAACTTCCTGCCGGACAACACGATGGTGCTGGGGAACACTCAGGCACGCGGTCTGCGCACCTATGGTTGCATTCAGGATGCGGACGCACAGCGCGAAGGCATTAACGCCTCTGCCCGTTACCCGAAAAACTGGGTGACCACCGGCGACCCGGCGCGTGAGTTCACCATGATTCAGTCAGCACCGCTGATGCTGCTGGCTGACCCTGATGAGTTCGTGTCTGTACAACTGGCGTAATCATGGCCCTTCGGGGCCATTGTTTCTCTGTGGAGGAGTCCATGACGAAAGATGAACTGATTGCCCGTCTTCAGGTGCTGGGTGAGCAACTGAACCGTGATGTCAGCCTGACGGGGACGAAAGAAGAACTGGCGCTCCGTGTGGCAGAGCTGGAAGAAGAGCTTGATGACACGGGCGACACTGCCGGTCAGCATACCCCTCTCAGCCCGGAAAATGTGCTGACCGGACATGAAAATGAGGTTGTATCAGTGCAGCCGGATACCGTGATTCAGGATACGGCTGAACTGGTCACGGTCGTGGCACTGGTGACGCTGCATACCGATGCACTTCACGCCACGCGGGATGAACCTGTGGCATTTGTGCTGCCGGGAACGGCGTTCCGTGTCTCTGCCGGTGTGGCAGCTGAAATGACAGAGCGCGGCCTGGCCAGAATGCAATAACGGGAGGCGCTGTGGCTGATTTCGATAACCTGTTCGATGCTGCCATTGCCTGCGCCGATGAAACGATACGCGGGTACATGGGAACGTCAGCCACCATGACATCCGGTGAGCAGTCCGGTGCTGTGATACGTGGTGTTTTTGATGACCCTGAAAATATCAGCTATGCCGGACAGGGCGTGCGCGTTGAAGGCTCCAGCCCGTCCCTGTTTGTCCGGACTGATGATGTGCTGTAG